CGCCACGCATCGACGTTCGACTTGTTGATCGTCTCGAAGGTGCCGGTCGTCGCAACAGCCTGTTGCAGTCCCTGGATCGCCTTGTTGTACGAACCCTGGATGTAGACACCCATGGTGTTGTCCGTCGCGATGGACGTGGCGGTGCCGTCGAGCTTCACGACGGTGATGGTCCCGGCCGTGATGTTCTGGTCGGTGATCTTCACAAGCTGACCGAACGGACTGACGCCGGTACCGACAACGAGGATGTCCACGACGCGGCCCACATACAACTGGTAGAAGTTCGCGCCGGTTCCCACGTTCACACCCTGCGTGGCACCACCTGAGGCGGTCGTGGATGCTGACACCGCCTGGAGCAGGCCGTTGCCCAGTCCGCTCATCATCTCGTTGATGACCCGGCCGAAGGCATCCTCGGCACGGCTCATCTTCGTGGGCATGACCTCCGCCCACACGTTCTCGTCGCCCTTGGCCTGCTGGAGCACCTGGGTCGAGAACGCCACCGGGATATGAACGATCCCGGAGTTGATGACAGCCTGCACGTCGTCAGCGAGGATCGGGTTGTTCACCGTCGCTGCGAGAGGCGTCAGGTTGCCCTCGATAATCCCACCCGCACCCTGCTGCGGCGCGGTGAAGATCGGGATTGTCACCTGCTTACCCGTCCACCTACGCTGCGAATGGTCCCGTTTCACCTCGGAGAGGAGCACGGTCTTCCATCGCATTGCCTCAACGAGCGGACCCTTGGCCTCGCGCATGAGGTTTCCCCAGGTGGTCGTCAGTTCGTCGGCCATCTGAACTCCTTACCCAGCCGGGATCACCGGATGGTTGTTTCCAAGGGCGCGCTCAATGGCAATCCTGTATCTGTCCGGCCCAGTTGGGACTGATACGCCATCTGTCGCAGAGGCGGATCCCATCTCCCTCTGCTGGGGTGCCCCCGCGATCTTCTCCAACTCCTGCCTGTAACTCTCCCGCTCGTTCTGCCTGATCCTCGCCTCCAGATCACGCGCGTACGATGCGCCTCTCTCCAGAGCCACGGTCGGATCGACGTTCTGCTCAATCAGACCGCTGGCCACCAGGAACGCCGTGTCCTTGTCGAACGCACCGCTCTCCTGCTCAATGCGCTCAAGCTCGTTGCGGGCTAGAGTCTCCCCCTCCCGCGCAGCCACAGTCCCAAGGACTCCCTCAAAGGGACCAAGAGCAGAATGAACACCTTGCTGCACCTGATCAGCGATATACCGCTGCACACTCTCAGCATCGAAGGGATCGAACTCCTCCTGCTGCTGTGCATACTCCTGGCCCTCGCCTTCGTAGTTGCCTTCCACGGGTGCTGACAGGATGTGCCCCAGGTTCTCCAGCACAGGCATGGCCCGCTCCTGGAACTGCATGGCGGACTGCCACTCCTCCTGGGACGGTCCCTGCCACTCCTCACCCTCCTGCTCACCACCCATTTCGATGGTCTCAGGCTCGGTGCCTTCCTCGTACTCGTACTCGCTCATCAGTCCACCACTCCTGCTCCGTAGCGGACCGTGACGCGGTTGTACCCGGCCCCGCCCTGGGCAACGAAGTTCGTGGCGGCTGTCGCCTCAACACCAGCAAGGGTGTAGTACCTGAGCTTCAGGTTCCCTCTGTAGAACTGGATGGTGTACCCGGCGTTCGACGGCTCCGCCGTAATGCTCACGATCCGGCTCACGTCGTTGCCCGTAATACCGCTGCTGCTGAGCTTCGGACACCACTGCGCGAAGGCTGCGGCGTCGAACGTCTCGCCGTTCGTCGTGTACGACGCTGGTCCCACCAGATCGAAGACGTGCTCGTACATGTTCCCGGCCACGTTGTGCCTGACATGGACGATTGAGAACGTCGCCACCCTACCCTCCCTTCTTCTTCTGATACTGCGTTTTGCAGATGAGGATCGCGCTCAACTTCGGCGTTCCCTTCTTCATCACCGCCGAGATACAGTCCTCCATCCACTTGTCCGCCGTTGCCGTATCGCCACCCACCTTCTTGGCGATCCCGTACGGCATTAGTATCCCGGTCCCGTCGTAGCGCCCGGCATCTGGAGAGGCGTCTGCCCGCTGGACATCTGCGCCTGGGCCTGCATGTCCGTTCCGGGACCGTTCTGAGCCTGAGCACCGTGCGCGCCCTGCATCGCTGGGACTCCCGACATCGGTGCCTTCTTGGCCATGTTCTCGATGTGCATCTTCTCATGCTCCATGAGCATCATCGTGTACTGCTCATTGCCAGGAACATACTGGACGTTGAACCGCTCCGCCCTGTGGATTTCCAGGTGGATCGTGTCATCGTCAAATGGATCGGGAACGATCATCTGACCGGCGTGCAGGAAGTAGTGCTCCATCTCGGCCTTCCTGGCCTGGACCTGGGCCTCGCGCTTCGGGAACGGCAACGGACGGCCCTGGTCGAGACTGTCCTTCAGCCATTCCGGAGGCAGCGGCTGCCCGGCTGAGATGGCGGCGTTGAAGATGTCGAAGATCTTCTGAGACTCGGCGGCGGGACTGGTCGGCAGCGGCGCATTCTTGGAGATATCGATGTAGAACTCGTCCGGCAGCAGCGCCTTGCTGTAGATGAACTCTTCCATCGTCCCATCAGGACCACTGATCGCCAGCCTCTTGTCCGATGGCCAGTACATCTTGATCAGTTCCAGGGTGAGAAGTACGAGGTCTCCCACGTTCATCCTCACGTCCTTCAGGACCGGCCCGATGCGCCTCTCGTCCTGCTCCGCCAGCAGCGCCATCGCGGAGTACGCCTGGACTCCGGCGGGAGGCTCGCCCTGGGTGACCGACCCGATCCCGGAGATCTGATCCATGTCCCGGTCGTTCATCTCGGCTTCCTGCTGGATCCACGGGCCGACCGGCATCCCCTGAGTCTCCTGGGGATAGTCGGCGTGCATCGGGATCTCAATCAGTTCCATGATCTTGCCGACCGGCTTGTTTGCCGGTGTGATCGTGCCCTTGCGCGCGTACACGCGCCCGAGGTTGCGATCCTTCATTTCGATCATCTGCGTGCGCGCGCGGTTGCGCTGGCGCTGCGGCCCGATCAGGTCTTCCACGACTCCCTTGCCCCAGAACCTGCCGTCCACGGTGTGGTAGCGGAAGAAGATCACCCCGTGGTGCGGACGGCCTTTCAGCTTGTACGGCAAGCCTTCTTGCTGGTCGAGCTTACGGTTGCTCATCCATGTGAACATGTAGCCCTTCTCATGCTCAGGTGATGGCATCTCGTATCCGCAGTAGATCATGACGTGGCCTTTGAGATTCCCACCGCCTGCGGGCGACTGCTCAACGGAGGTTGTGTCCCACTCCCTGGCGTCTGCGACTCGCAGATTCTCCTCGGTGACATCCGCCGGGATGTTGTACCGGCCTCTTGCCACCTGGAGAGATACAGGGCTGCCGATGATCAGCCATGGGAAGTCGGCTGGATCCTCGACGCCCGGCGGTGGGAAGATCCCGAATGGAGAGAGAACCTCCCAGCAAATCCTGCCTTCCTTCAGCATCGTGAAAGGAACCTGCTGCCCTTGCTCCTGCGCTTGCGCGACATAGTTGCGGGCCTGGGAGAGATCTAGCATGGGATTCCCATCTGGTCCGACGGGGATATTGCCGATCTCCTTGCCCTGCTTGTTGTCGTAGTAGCAGCGCCCAGCCGAGGTTCCGTATGTCAGTTCTTTGTGCAGGATCCGGTAGAGCTTGCGCTCAGCATCCACCTCGGTATCCCACGCGAATTTCGCAAGCTGCTTCGTGTGCGTGGTGATCGACTCCGACTCCATGTCCGGGCGTCGGAAGAGGATCTCCGGCCTGAGATCCTCCACGTACAGCTTGCCGAGCATCGTCTGGTGGTACCCGTCGATGACATTCGCAGTGAACCGCTCCCGGTCGCCGGGGTTGGGCAGTTCCACCACTCGTCGTGTCTGGCGGTTCCACCCAACCCACTGACGACCCGCCAGGAAGCTCTGGCAGAGGTGCCAGGTCGGTTCGTAGCGACCTCGGTCTGTCTTGGCATCCGAGAGGCGGTCGCCCCAGATCTTCAGCATCTTCCGGTCAGAGGGCGATGCCAGCAAAGCGACCGTGCTGCTGTCCTGGCCCTGGCCGTTTGATGTTGGGGCTAGCATCAGACCACTTCGAGGATCGGGTCAACAACCTCCGACGGGGGCGACGGGGGTTGCTCCTCTGCTTTTACCTCCGGACCTTCCCACGGTTTCTCCGCGAGATACATGATCTTGTTGAGGAGTTCCTTGCGTTCGGCCAGCCAGGCCTGCTCCCTCCGTTCGAACGCACGTTCGCGCGTCTTCATGGTTGTAAGTGATACCCACACCACAAAGAGGGCCAACAGGAGGGGGGCTAGGATGGCCAGGTATGTCACGACTTCGGCTCAGCACCCTTCTTCAGGGGGGCCGTCCGGGAAAGCTCCTCATCCCACTTCGCCGGGGGGATCTCCGTGTACTTGAGACTGAACTCCTCGTCCGAGACTACGGAGTCGTTGCCCTCCTGATCGCGAACCAGCCATCCCTTCTCGTAGTCCGTCCCACCGTTGCTGAACGGCACCGGGACATGGCTCGCCCACAGGATGGTCTTGTCGCGGAACACACCCCACGGGGAGACATCGTCGGGAAAGTCAAGATTCGGGGGTGGATCGGCCGGTGGCTCCTCGACAGTCGCTACTGCCTTGGACTTCGCATCTGCCATTTTTCCTCCTAGAGTTGTGGCCCGTGGCTCTGCTGCGCCGCGAGGATCTGCGGCAGCACATGTCTCAGATAGAACCGGGGATCCTGGTAGCCAGCCTGTCGGGACTGGGCAGCGAACGCACCGGAGATGGCACGCCACGCGGCGGCGGGATCCACCGGGTTCTGCTGCTGCTGGAGCATCGTCTGGAGGTTCGGGTTGAGCAGGCTGGCGACACTCTGTAGTTGTTGTAGACGCGCGCGCGCGTACGCGAGGGCACGCGCGTGGTATGCCGCCTGATCTTCGGGCGACATGGCGGCGACCTGGGCCGCGCCGGGGCCTCTGTTGTAGCGGCCCATCGTCGGCTGGTTCCCGACCATGACGACCGGCGACTGGTTGGAGAGGTTGGCACCGCCGCCACCGGCAATGTAGTGCCCTCCGCCTTCGCTGACTCTCATGGCATCTCCCTCAGTTGGATCGGCCCCATGTTCTGGATGTACTGACGCAGTTCGCCCTCGGGGATGATGATGTTCCGATCCAGCGCCTCAAGCGCCACGATCCTCGCCTGCAACTCCGCGATGAGGTCTCGCATCAGCGAAACCTCGTAGGCGTCCCGGTAGCCAGCCATGTTGGCCATCACGCCGACGCACCCCGGATGTTCCACCTCTCCGGTCGGGCCGTACTTGGTCGCGCACAGGTAGACGGCCCCGACGCCGAACTGATCGAAGAACGTGTCGATGAACGGCCCCGCATGGGAGCCGCATAGATAGCACTTGTTGAAGGGCGCTCTCGTCGTGGACTGAACGAGATTGAACTCCATCTGGGGAGAGATCTTACTGGCTACGCCAGACGAAGGCTACCCCTCTGGCCTCGGGCCTTCTCTATGAGATGAAGTGCAGCCTTGTAGCGCAAATCCTTTTCTTCCTCTTCTGGCTCTATCTCGGGATGCGGCATCCTGGACATGATGGCGTAGCGGAGAGCGTCGGCGGCATGGTCGTTCACCTTCTCCACGTCATCAGTTCCCATCTTGATCTTCAGGCTGCCGATTTCTCGGATGAGGTTTGGGCACGTATTGAAGATCCTCAGCTTGGGGAAGCCATCCTCCATCTCCTCGGTGAACATCTCTTCGATCCTGTTCCAGCCACCTAGCCTGTCATTTTGAGCCTTGCCGCACATGATCCCATAGTCCGTGAACTCCATCGCTGGAGACTCGTATTCTCCCCGCCGGGACCATGTCGATGGATCTAGCCATCTGGAGGACGGGCTAACACAGAGATCGTCTTCGATCTCCTTGAAGGCCTTACAGTGAAATGAGACCGGTTTTTCCTTCTGGTAGTGCTCAGCTATGGCCCACCATCTGCCCTGGAAATCGATGGCGCACCAGATGGAGGCTGTGGGAGCAGCCCAGCCGTAGTCTATTCCCTGGACTATCTCCCATCCTGGAGGAACTTCGATGGGATTCACCACATGTTTCTCGGGGTCGAACTCGGGGAATCTCTTGCCTCCGAACGCTCCCCATTCTCCGAGGATGTATCTCTTGTAAAA